CAAGGCACAGCTTCTGGCCAAGCGGTACAGAGAAAAAGGTGGCGGGTACAGGGATTAGGTGGGCTATGAGGGGGGTTTGTCATGGAAATAGGTGCGGTAGAGATCCTGATTAAGGCGTGGCCTATACTACTGGCCATCATCACCTTGATCATCGTTTTGGCAAAGCTCGATCTTCGTGTGGCGGTGATCGAAGAGAAGGTTAAGACGCTGTTCGACCTCTTCAACAAAAAAGTCGAGAAATAACCATGGATACCGGGACTGATTTGGAACTATTCAAGGCAAAAGTCCAGGCTGAACTCAATCGTCTGGAAGCCCAGTCGTCTGCCAAAGACGTGGCCGGTAAGGCCATCGGCAAGGATGGTCTTAAGTACATCACTGTGATCGTCGTGATCGGTGTCGCGTCGAGCTTGGTGCTGGATTCGGAGAAGATCGCGGCGGTGATGGGACTGCTTGGCGCGTCGCTCACGGCCCTTATCTCCATGCTCAACGGCATTGCCGGAGCCAGTGAGAAGGAAGAGAAGCCTGAATTTGCTGTCATTAAGGAGCTGATTGCGAAGCTCGACAAGCTTGATCGGAAGGAAATGCCGATGCGAGTGGATGTCGAGGGCGATCACGTGGTCGTAACCAAGGGCGAGGACGTCGTAAAGGCCAGCCGATGAAATCCCCACAACAATCCCTGAAGAACTGGACCGCTCAGAAGTGGAGGACGAAAAGTGGTAAACCGTCTAGCAAAACTGGTGAGCGATACCTTCCAGAAGCTGCGATCAAGAGTCTCAGCCCTCAAGAATACGCTCGTACAACGGCTGCAAAGCGCCGTGGCAAAGCTAAAGGGAAGCAATTCGTAAAGCAGCCGAAGGCGATTGCTCGCAAAACGGCGCAGTACAGGTGAGTCATGGCTAGTGTGAAGAAGGATGCGATCGGGCAGGAGATCCGTAAGTCGTACGAGCGCGGCCAGAAAGGCTGCCCGGAGGCGACGATGGACATCCACATCAACCTCAAGAATCGCAACAACGCCATCAAGGAGTACGGCTACGGTCCTCTGAACCCGGAGGCCGAGTCGCGTGCGTTCTGGGACAAGAAGGCCGAGCTCTGGTCGACCACGGTGCGGGAGGCCAAGAAGGCACGCTGCGGCAACTGCGCCGCGTTTATCCAGACCCCGAAAATGATTGCCTGTATCGAGAACGGGATTGAAGATCCGAGCGAGGAGCACGAGAACTACGCCCCGGATGTCGTTCAAGCGGCCAATCTCGGCTACTGCGAACTCTTTCACTTCAAGTGTGCTGGCGACCGGACCTGCGATGCGTGGCTCGTGGGCGGTCCAATCAAGTAATATGCGGCCATGGCATACTTCAGACTGTTTCTCAAGCCGGGTGTAGACAAGCAGAACACCGAGTACGGCGCAGAAGGCGGCTGGATCGACTCCGATTACATCCGTTTTAGGTACGGCTTGCCCGAAAAGATGGGCGGCTGGACGCAGTTTGGCGACACGGCCACTTATTTCGTAGGCCTCCCAAGCGAAATCTTCGCTTGGAACTCCCTAAACGGGTCGCCATACCTCGTCGTGGGGACGAGCAAGAAGGTCTATGCCTATCACGGTGGTACTTGGGCGGATATTACCCCCATCCGAGCCACCCAGACCGGCGTCACGTTTGATACTGTCGACGATTCAACGCTCGTAACCGTGAACGACACCGCCCATGGGTGCATTGACGGGGATTTCGTGACGTTTACGAACGTCACTGGCGACCCAGGCGGCATTCCCAACGCGGATTTGGACAACGAGTTTGAGGTCATCTCGGTCCTAAACGCCAACGAGTACACCATCCAGTCGCCAACGGCGGCCACCTCAACAGCGACGGCTGCCGGAACGGCGGATGCGGAGTACCAGATCAACGTAGGCTCGACGACGAGCTATTTTGACTTTGGCTGGGGCGTCGGCCCGTGGGGCGCGGAGACTTGGGGTACTCCACGAACCAGTGGATCGGGTGTCGCGCTCTTCTCCCGTGTCTGGCAGTTCGATACGTTTGGCGAAAAGCTCATTCTTCAGATGATCGACGGTGCGATCTACGAGTGGGATCCTGATCCGGCGCTCGCGACCCGCGCTGCTGCTATTTCTGGAGCGCCGACCAAGAGCCAGTACGCTTTGGTGTCCACGCCAGATCGGCATTTGATCTGTTTTGGTACGGAATCGACGATTGGATCACCTGCGACACAGGATCCGATGTATGTGCGCTTTTCAAACCAAGAGGACATCAACACATTTGAGGCTTCTGCCACGAACACGGCCGGTGGACAACGGCTCACGGACGGAAACAAGATCGTATCGGCCTTGCGCTCGCGCGGACAGATTTTGATCTGGACGGATACGGCGCTGCATAGCATGCAGTACGTCGGTCCCCCGTATACGTTTGGTTTCCAGCAGCTTGGAGCCAACTGCGGCCTGATCGGACCTCATGCGTCGGCGGATGTGAACGGTGTGGCCTACTGGATGGGCAAAGACGCCTTCTACGTGTTCGACGGTACGGTCAAAAAGCTCGCCTGCTCCGTGCAGGACTACGTGTTTGACAACATCAACCTCGTGCAGCTCGAAAAGACGCATGTGGGCATCAACACGCAGTTCAACGAGGTTACTTGGTGGTATTGCACGACAGACAGCGATGAAATCAACCGCTTCGTCACGCTTAATTACTTAGAAAACGTCTGGTCCGTGGGCACTATGCCTCGAACCGCGTGGCTGGACGTCGGTACGTTCGATAAGCCGCTTGCGACTACCTACGATCCGGCCGGCATGGAGGCGACCATTACGCCGATCTATGGTTTGACGGCTGGACGTTCGCGAATCTACAACCAAGAAGACGGGAAGAACGGCGATGGTGCGCCGATCACGTCTTACGTTAAGTCGGGCTACTTTGACATCGGCGACGGCGATCAAATGCTGTACATGCGTCGATTTATCCCGGACTTCAAGAATCAGGAGGGCAATCTGATTGTTCATTTGCTCCTCCGACCCTACCCGCAGTCCTCTGCGGTTCCGAGCTCATTGGATCCTTACGTGATCACTCCTACGACGGATAAAGTCGACACTCGGGCGAGAGGCCGCCAGATCAGTCTGCGGATTGAAAGTACGGATATCGACACGAATTGGCGCTTCGGCACGATGCGTGTAGATATCCAGCCGGACGGCTTGCGATGAGCAAGATCAGTAACGTCCGTCTTCCTAACGCAGCAACTACTGGCTATAGCGCAGAGCAGTTCAACCAGCTCGTGCGATCGCTCGAGCAGGTCATTTTTCAGCTCAACAACACCTATTCCCCAGCAGTGACTGAGGACAAAGATTCGGCCTATGCGTGGTATGGGGATGGTGGAGGATTTATAGACATGAACGGAACTCCGGTGCCGATTTCCATCGGTGGGACAAACACAGATGCTTTCGGTCGTTTGCGTGTCAGTCAGCCATACACGTTGTTTGACAGCCAAAACCGCTATGCGGCCGACAACCAGTTTGATGTTTCTCTCACAGGTACTGGCACTACGTCGTTTTTGTCAAACGAAGCTGCTGTAAAGATGGAGGTTACGGGGGCTGGCGTAGGCTCCGTGATCCGTCAGTCGTACCGCTCGTTCCCGTATCAGCCTGGTAAGGGTCTTTTGGTCCTTGCGACGTTCGTTATGGATAGCAGCACGAGCGCCAATCTCACGCAGCAGGTGGGGTACTACAACGCAAGTAACGGAGTGTTCTTCAAAAAGAACGGCTCTACGCTTTCCTTTGTTATGCGCTCTTCCACCTCGGGCTCGCCTTCCGACGCTCGGTTTGCGAATCAGGCCAACTGGAATGGAGACAAGCTCAACGGCACTGGCGCAAGTGGCCTAACCCTAGACCTGACCAAACCGCAGATTCTGTGGATGGACTTTGAGTGGCTGGGCGTAGGCTCCGTGCGCTGCGGATTCATCATCAACGGCCAGTACATCGTTTGCCATACATTTGACACAGCGAACGTCTACGGCAGTTCGGTATACATGACCACCGCCACGCTACCTGTCCGCTATGAGATCTCGTCAGCTACCTCTGCGGTGGCGGCGAGCATGAAGTCGATATGCTGCTCTGTCGTATCCGAAGGCGGCTTTGAGCAGACATCGATCGATCACGTGGCGCGTCGCACCACAGTGCTGGGCACGATCGGCAGCACGTTCTTGCCGCTAGTATCGATTAGACTGGCCTCTGCTGCACTCGGGGCTGTCGTACTGCCCAATAGGGTTCAGGTACTGCCTACGACGAGCCAGAACTACGAGGTGGCACTCATCAAAAACCCGACGTTGACCGCAGCGTCTTGGTCGGCCGTCTCTACTGACGCCAATGTTGAATTCGATGTCGCAGCCACGGCAACGACGGGTGGTTCGATAGTGCAAACCGACTACGTGACCGCTTCGGGCTCATCTGGCGTGTCAAACACGGCATTTCCGGCGGCGTATAACTTTGATTTACAACTAGGCGCGACCATTGCGGGTGTTAGCGACATCTATACGGTAGCGATTCGTACGGTGTCCGGTGCCACGACGGGCGATGCGGTCGGTTCGTTGTCCTTTTACGACCTGACACAGTAGAGATAAGCCATGGCCAACAAATACTTCAGAAAAGCCAGCATCCCAACTGCCGCAACGCCGACAACGCTGTACACCGTCCCCACAGCTAACGCTGCGATCGTTCGTTCGCTGCGCGTCACCAACGCCGGGACGGGGGTGGCCGCAATCACGGTGACTCACATTGGGACTGGCACGACCTATTACCTACAGAAGTCTCGATCGCTCTCAGTAAACGGCACGTTTGACGTGTTTAACGGCATACCTTGTACCCTGGAGGCAGGGGACTCGCTCCAAATCGAATCGAGCATTGCGACGGTTCATTTTTACCTGTCTTACCTAGAGATCGACCGTCTATGACAATTGGACAACGGTTGACAACTTGGCCCATAATCCGAACTATCTTCGCGTCCTTTCCCGGCGCGCGACCCCTTGTTGGGTCTTTGGCACAAACTGGAAAGGACACCTATGGAAGATGAAGGCATCATGAGCCTCCCTGCGGGGCAGGACATGCAAAACCAAGCTCCTCCCCAGCAGCCTGTTTACGTCTCCAGCGCGGATTCGTACGATGCCGCGCTTTCTGCATTGGGGCTAACGCAAAACGGTCCCGGTCAGGTTGCCGAAGTTAAAAAGGCTGTCCAAGAGGCCCTAGGCGATCTTGACTTAAGCGCCACTGAGGTTGCTGCACTACTCGATGTCCTCGAGTACATGTCGCAGAACCCACAGGAGTACCCGCAGCTCCGTCAGCGCCTGATCGATTCAGGCATGATGGATGCGGACGATCTTCCTGAAGCCTACGACCCTGAATATCTCGGCATGGCGATCATGGTGCTCAACGAGTACCGTGACATGCGTTCGGCTGGCGCTCAAGCGCCCATGCAGATGGCACCGGAGGTCGAGAACCTCGGACCAATGCCCATGGCCGAAGGCGGATTGGCCGATGTAGCCAAGTATCTCTCCTCGCAGGGTCGCAATGGCGACACGATGCTGGCGCACATCACGCCGGCCGAGGCTCGTTTGCTCAAGGCGATGGGCGGATCGGGCACGATCAACCCCCGCACCGGCCTTCCTGAGTTCTTCCTGAAGAACCTCTTCAAGAAGGTCAAAAAGGCGGTCAAGAGTCTCCTCAAGAACCCGATCGTACGTGTCGTCGCGACCGTTGCATTGGCCACGGTCCTCGGACCAGCCGGCGTTGGCGTGATGTCCTCTGCGGCAGCCGCCGCGACGGCCTCGGCAGCAACCACACTGGGTGCCGGAGGTAATGTTAAGGACGCACTGATCTCAGCCGCGACCTCGTACTTTGGCGCTGGCGGTAAAATCGGGGGTTTTAATCCCGTTGAGAGCGTAGCGAAGTTCGCGAGCAAGATTCCTGGCGTCACCGAAGGCGGCAAGATTGCGCAGGGAATTGGCGCAGGTGTAACAAGCGCGGCTCTTGGTAAGGCTGCCGGCATGAGTACCGAGGACGCTCTTCGCATGGGCCTCCAGCAGGGCGTCATGACTGGCTTGACGTATAAGCCGGAGCAGACCCCTGTTGAAAGCGCCACGGGCCAGGAAACAACTCAGACTACTCCTAGCCAACAGGCTCCCGTCCAACGCGGTATCGGCGAACTGCCTCCGAGTGACTTTGTTGCAGCCCCAGAACAGGTCGGCACGACCGCTCCGGGAGCGATTGGCACTGCGGCCTCGGGTGAGGTGGCCGGCAAGAGCTTCCTTGATCGCCTGAACCCGTTCAGCAAGCTCCCTGATGACTATCCGGTGGATGCGGCTACAGGTGCGCCTGTCAATCCTGCCCGAACATTCACGGGTCGCTTGAACGAATTTGCCAACATGCCTTCGTTTCAGACGTTCAAGGACGCGTTCCTCGTCAATCCGTACGCCAAAACAGAACTGGGTAAGTTTGTCCCGGCTGCGCTTACCACAGTCGGCATCGGCGCGTTGACGGGTGGATTTAAGACAGAGCCTGTGAACGAGAACCCGCTCTTTAACCGTAACTACGGCGGAGCGCAGTTCATTCGCGATAATCCGCAGCTCTTTGGAGGCACACTGGGCCGTATCGAGGGCATGCCGCAGCCGTACGATCCGTTCGTACGTACAATGTCCCCGAGCATGCCGCCCGGATTCCAGCCGCCTGTGGTGATCCCGCGTGGAGCGACGTTACAGCCCGGTGGAGTGGTTCAGCCGTATAACATCGCTGGCCTTTATGGCGTTCCGGAGCTTGCTGGTCCGGTGCAGCAGCCGGTTTATCTCAACAAGGGCGGTGCGCCAAAACCGACGCATTTCCCCCGTAAAACAGGCCCGATTAACGGTCCTGGCACGGGCACTTCTGACTCCATTCCGGCGATGCTGTCGGATGGAGAGTTTGTATTTACGGCCAAGGCCGTTCGCAATGCCGGAGGCGGAAGCCGCCGCAAGGGCGCAAGACGCATGTACGCCTTGATGAAAAAGCTCGAAGGCGGACCGGTGCAGGGGTAACGATCCATGGCAGAAACTCAAGTCACTCAACAAATCGTCTCCGAATCACCGGAGGTTGAAGCCTATAAGCTAAACCTCTTGCAGCAGGCTCGTGATCTGGCGTTTAACGTCAAACGAGACGCTGCTGGCAATGTTATCGGCACGACCACTCCGCTCTCGCAGCAGCTTCCGGGCTACCAAGTAGCTGGCTTCTCGCCGGCTCAGTTAGCCGCGATGGGCGCAGCGGAGCAGCTTGGCGTTGGCTCTTACTCTCCGTATATACAGGCCGCGAATGCTGGTGTTGGCTCGGGCATGGCCACTACGGCCGAGGCCGCCGACATACTTCGTGGTGCGGATGTTCGTAACCAATTCTTTGATGCCCAGCAGGCCATGCGCAATGCCGCACTGGCAGGCACAGGCATTACCTCTGGCGTCGGCCAGCTTGGCGTTGGCCTTGGCTATCTCGACGAAGCGGCTCGCCGTGCGGCGATGTCGGACGTCTCAGGCCGTCTTGGCGGTGCGTATCAAGACGTAGAGACGGGCCTCGGCGCGTTGGCCACGGCCCAGAACATGGCGGCGCTGTCTTCGCAGGCCGATCTGACGCCAGCCACGGCTGCGATCGGACAGGGCTTTGCTGGTTTGACCGGTGCGCAACAGCTTGCGCTCGGCACCGCCGGTGCTGATTTCGCGGGTTCTCAAGCCCTCCTTGGCGCAGGAATTGGCGGCTTCCGTCCGGGACGAGAAACCGCTGCCTTCATGAACCCGTATCAGCAGTCGGTGATCGACGAAGCGATGCGGCAGATCAACCGTCAGGGTCAGATCGCGCAGCAGGGCCTTGCTGCGCAGGCCGTTCGCTCTGGCGCGTTTGGTGGCGAGCGCGAAGGCGTGCAGCGCGCTGAACTCGAGCGCGGCTTGATGGAGCAGAAGGCCAACACGATCGCCAGTCTTTTGAATCAGGGCTATAACCAAGCTCAAGCCAATGCGATGGCGTCCTTTGAGCAGCAGCAACAGCGTCGTATGCAGGCCGGCCAAACCGTTGGCCAGCAGGCAGCGCAACAGGCGCAGCTCGGACAGGCCGCCGCAGGTCTCTTTGGCAATCTTGCGCAGAATCAAATCGCCGCAGGACAAGGCCTCGGTCAGTTAGGCGTGCAGCAAGCACAACTTGGCCAATCGGCAGCGGGAATCTATCAGCAGGCTGCTCAAAACTACGGCAACCTCGCTGCGCAAACCGGTGCATTGGCGGGTCAAGAAGCCAACGTACAGCAAAATATTGCCAACCTCTTAGCATCACAGGCCGCACAGCGTGGCCAGGTGGCGCAAACGGCCGCAGGCATCTACGGCCAACAGGCCGGCACATTCCAAAACCTCGGACAGGGCATTGGCGCTCTCGCCGGCCAGCAGTTCGGCATTGGTCAAAATATTGCCCAAGGCCTTGGCGCGTTGGGCGGTCAGCTTGGCCAACTTGGCGTACAACAGGCGGCTTTGGGTCAGACGGCACAGGCCATGAACCAAGGCGACATCAACTTCCTCTACAACGTGGGCCAGTCACAACAAGCACTGGCACAGCAGGGTCTCGATGCGCAGCGTGCAACGCAGCTTCAGCAGATCTATGCTCCGTACCAACAGATTGGCTTCCTCTCCGACATCTATCGCGGCGCACCGTCGACGCAGATGTCGACGCAGGTTTCCAGCGTTCCATCAGCAAGCCCGTTCCAACAGGCCGTAGGCATTGGACTTGGCGCAGTAGGCACCTTGGCGGGTGCCAAGAAAGCCGGACTTTTCTAAGGGGTCGATATGGCAAAGGCACGAGAAATGTTGGACGACGTGGAAAACGTCGGCATCATGCAGGGCTTCCTCGACGAGGCAGAAGATGCCATGGAGATGGAAGACGATGACATGGCCGAAGAGGAAGATGCGGACGAGGAGAACTCGGCTGCTGAAGTCCTCGATCGCCGTCCCAACTCGCCTGAAATCCTCATGAACAATCTACGTGGCGACATGCGCTCCGTCGATGCGCGTCGCGAAGAATTGGCTGATCTCGTGGGCTACCCGGCCGCTGCCGAAACCCCCGAGTCTGTGCTTGCGATGCTCCAGCCGGTGCTGGCGCAAGGCGCTGGGCTTGGCGCGTTGCCGCAATCACTGCCCATGGCCCAAGGGCCACAGCCTCCAATGCCGCCGCCTCCGGGAGCTGCCATGGGAGCTCCGCCTCCCGGCGCTCCGCCACTTCCTCCTGGCGCAGCCGCGCCGCCACCCGGCGATATGGCCGCGCTTCTTGCCGCCGCCGGTCCTGCTCCCGGAGGCGGTATGGCTCCTGGCCCGATGATGGGGCCTGATGGTCAGCCGATCCCGCCGGAAGGCATGCCGCCCATCCAGATGAAGGATGGTGGATACGTTCAGCGTTTTTACCAGGGGTCCGGTCAGGAAGGCGTGACCTCGGATGACGAAGAACCTTCCTTAGACGAGGAAGATACTTCCTCCCTTGGCATGCGTCTGCCGCCAGAGCTTCTTCAGTATGCTCAAACTGGCTACTCGCGGATGTTGACGCAGCCGACAGCGACGATGCCGGATTTGAAGGCAACGACGATGGAGCGCGAACAGATGTATCGCGACCTGCTTGGCGAGGACAAAGAATCCCGTCAGGCGCAGTTGCTGTTAATGCTCGGCCAGAAGGGCTTGCAGCTTGCTGGCAACGTTGATGCGCAGGGCCGTCCGTTGCGCGGTTCAACACTAAGCCGTTTTGCAACCGTTGCTTCGGAAATTCCGGGTGCAGTGGGTCAATTCATTGCCGAAGAGGACAAGAACAAGCGCGCGATCCGCATGTCGGCGATCCAGGCTGCCGAGAAGGAGCGTGAGCAGGTTCGCGAGGGCAACGTCAAGCTCGTCGAGACGCAACGCAGAGCGTTTGGCGACATCCTCAAAAATTCTGGCAAGACCGCAAGCAGCATGTTCGGTAAGGGCGCATGGGACTGGAGCGTGATCAACGCTCCTGGGCTCTTGCAGGCTTATGCCGATGGCGAGACGACTCCGGAAGAGGACAACCTCATCACGAGTGCGGCTTCGCGTTTGCTTCGCTCATCGGAGGAGGTCTACGAGAACGATCTTGGTAACAAGGTCACGCGTACGATCCCCGGCTACAACCTCCCGTTCTTGACGGATGCGTTGGCCGCGCGTCGTGCGTTGGATGCGTCTGGTCGCCGTCCGGGTCCGCAGACTCCGGGCACTGTGCCAGCTGGTCCGAACACGGTATCGCCTGAAGCGGCGGTTGCGCCAGAAGCCCCCGCCACCCCTGCGACTGCTCCGGTCGCTGGTCGCCCGAGAAAGCTATGGGACATGGCTCCAAACCTATCGTTTGTCCAAGCGGCTGCGGCGGGAATCGCGCAAAACGTGCCATTGGCTGGCGGCATGGCCGAGCAGGCGCAGCAGGACAAGGCGTACTTTGAGAACTCCGTTCGCGAGCTTATCAAGGTGTTGCAGAACAACCCGCGATTTGCAGAAGGCGAGCGCGAAGCCATCGAGAAGGAGCTAGACCTCTCTCCGCGCTTCATGCGAGACGAGAACGCGTTGCGCAACACGTTCGTGGGCGTCGATAAATTCCTCGAGGATAAACTTAAGGACTCACGAAACATTTTGGCGGATCCGGCCAACACACCGGAAGCCAAGAAGTTTGCCTCTGACAGTATCGACGCTATCATCAACTTCCGAGAGAAACTTGGAGTTCCGGTGAGGGTGTATAGTCTTGAAGAAGTGCGTAAGCTGCCTCCGGGCACACCGTTCTTCTATAAAGACGCCACCAATTTCCGCGTGAGGGAGTGATGGAAGAGGAAAATGAACTGTCGCAACTGGATCAGCTTTCTCGACCTGCGGAACAAGCTGCTGCGCCTCCCACCCCTGTTCCTGTTGAAATCGCAGAACTAGATCAGCTTTCGAAGCCGGTCAAGTCAGGGACCCCGACTTTTACGGAAGCGGCTGGTGAATTCCTTTTGCGCGGCGTACCGGCAGGTTTTTTTGAAGCCTCCCCGGCCCTTAGCAGCATGATCTATGGCGGTCAGTATGGAGCAAGACTTTCTCCCTACATGCCGCCGCAGCTAAAGCTCGCGCCTACGATCGCTGGTGGTGCCCTCGGCTATGGCTTTGGCATGTTGACTGGTAGGCAGCTTTCTGACGCCATTGTTGGTGGGGCGAGTAGCGAAGAATTAGTGCCGTACTTTGAAGGCGGCAAAACGCTCGGCAGCAGCATCGGTTTTGCTCCTGCTGCGTTTTATCTACCAGTTGCTACGGCAGATCGGGTGGGCAAGTATGTCACCGCGATCGGTGAGTTTGCTCGCAAGTCCCCGAAGTCATACATGCTTGGGGAGACCCTGTACGGGACCGGATCTGCTGCTGGAACAGTTCTTGCGGAGACGTTTGATCCGGGCGATCCAATGACTCGGTTTCTGGCTGAAGTGGCGGGGGGCACCAAGGTCCTTAACCCCCTCTTTGTCATACCCACACTCACTGCTGGTGGTGGACGACGGCTCAAGGAACTCTGGTCGCTTCGCTCAAAGGAAGGCCGTGCCGCTGCGCAAGAGCGCGGCAATCTTCGTGCGCAAGACGAAGCCACTCGCCGTTTGATGACGATTCTTGAGGAAAACGGGGAGGATATCCCTGCGCTGATCAAAGCCCTCGATGAGCAGTTTCCGAGTGCAGGGGCACGCCCGACTGCGGCTCAGAAGACAGGATCTCTGACGCTGGCGCAGCTAGAAGCGGCGCTCGGCACGCTTGATCCAAACTTCTCCGCGAAGATTCGTGAACAAGGTAATGATACCCTTATAGCCCTTACAAAGACGGTTGCTGCGTTGCAGGACACGGGCTCGCCCGAGGCTTTGCGCGTTGCAGCGGAAATGCGTGAGCAGTTCTTTACGAACGCCATCAACTCGCGTCTTGAACGTGCGAACATACGTGCTGCGGCACGTATCTCAAAGATCACCAGGGATTCTCCGCAGGCTCGTAAAGAGATCGGCCGCATCGTTCGCGATGAAGTAGAGAAGGCGCTCGAAAACGCTCGCGAAGCCGAGCGTTATTACTGGGATCTCGCCGATCGCGAAGCGGTGAAGCCAGCAGGACAGGTGCGCCTCCAGGTGCAGCCGTCTGATACGTTGGTCAATAAGACGTATCTTGATTGGGCGAATCGTTTACTGCCTGATTTGAAGCGCATGCGCGCTAACGACGTTGACCTTAGAAATCCCGACAAGGTTTCACGTCTGTTGAAGACAAAGGCGGTTCCGTTGTCTGTGTTCATCAAGAATACGGGCGGTATTGCCAATGACAGTGAGCTCCTTGCTCGCGATATCACCAACAAATCGCTTCCGGGCCTTGTTCGTCAGAACATCCCGCGCAACGTCTTAGGTGAGCGCGGCACTGCCAGTATCGATGCGGTGAAGCAGCGCGTCTTTGACGCTGGCTACTTCCCGATGAAGGAAGACTACAACGCCATCAGTGACTCGGAGTTGTACGACGCCATTGCACGCGATTTGCAAGGCGATGAGCGCGTATGGACGATGAAGGTCCGCGCGGCGTTAGATCCTTATATCAACGAGCGCGAAATACTCGACTCGTGGTCCGCAGAAGGCTTCGATGCCACGATGACGGCGGATCAGATTGCCAACCGCGCACGAGTATTGGACGAACTGCGCCGCAAAGAAGGCAGGGACGGCTTTTACGTTCCGCAGAACCAACTGCCGGGTCCGACCGAAAAGCTCGTACCACGGCCCAAGCAACTCACCGCAGAAAACACCGTTCGTGCATATCTTGAGCGCGTCTCTCAAATCGGTCCTGCGCTTGTTGACTCAATGGTCCCGTCTGATGTGCGACGGATCATGGAGAGCTTTGGCGTTAACGACAGCGCCATCGAACTCTATCGACGTGGCCGAGGCACGGGTCAGCGTACCAACACTGGTATCGTTCACCACCGATATCTGCCGGACAAGAAAGCGCTTGAGAAGATCAAGCCTGGCGATTTAATTAGCTACCGCTCAAACCTTTTGACGCTCGCGCGGCAGGCCAGCGCAAAAGGCGAAGTGGCTAATGCGAGTTTTTATTCGTATCTTGCCGATGCGATGTTGCAGGATCTCGATAAGCTCGACAACCCGGCCTACAACAAGGCGCGTGAGTTTTCGAAGGCACTTAACGACACGTTCACACGTACGTTTGCAAACGAACTGCTTGGTACAACGCCAACAGGAGCCCAGCGTTTTCCAGTCGAAACGCTTGTCAGCAAGGCTTTTGGTAGAAACTCTGATCTTGTCTCCCTTCGCATGAAGGAAATCGAGAACGCTGTCGGCTTCATGCGCGATCGCCTAACGAAGGCTGCTTCTGAAGCGGGTCCAGTTGTTCCAGGCCTCATGCCCGAGTCGCTTCGTAAAGAGGCGGACATGCTTCGCGAGTTTGCGAACGTGTCGACCGCTGGCGTGGCGTCGATTCAGGATGCCCAGAACCGCGTGTTGCGGCTGCTGGCCTCCAAGGCGCTCTTCACCGATCCGAAGACCAACTCGCTTCGCGTTAATACCCGTCAGCTCACCAAGTTCGTCGCAGACAACAAGCCCTTGCTCGATCAGATGGGCATTACGGACGATTTGACCAATGCCGTGCAGGCTGAGAACCTGCTTCGCAGCGTCATTGAGCAGAACAGTGTGCTTAATCGTACGGTTCGCGAGCAGATGGCGTTTTCGAAGCTGCTGCCTTATGAGAACTTAACCGATGCGGTTACGGACGCGCTGAACAGTAAGACGCCGATGCGCAGCATGGCGCAGATTGCTCGTATGGCGCAGCGCAAAGGTCCAGACGCAATGGCCGGTCTAAAGGCGACCATATATGACTACGCCTTCACGAAGGCAACTGGCGGCAAAGACGACACAATTAACGGAAAGAAGTTCCTTGACGCGTTCTTCCAGAAGTCTGCGCTAGACCAGCCGGCACTGGCCGACATCCTGCGTACGCAGGGCATCATGACCCCGCAGGAATTGAAGAATGTCCGCACTCTAGCTAACCGGATAATGGTAGTTGAAGATGCGATGGCCAATAAACGCGCTCTGGAAGACGTCTTACAGGGTACAGATGTCGTCGGCGAGCTCGCCATGCGTGTCGTCGGTTCGCGGATCGGTACTGCTGCTTCTGGCGGTGGTCCTGGTTCGCTGATCGCAGCGTCGGCCGGTTCGAAGGCCGTGCGTCAAATCTTTGACAAGATGCCGATGATGATGGTTCGCAAGACCATACAACAGGCCGCACAGGATCCGGCGTTTATGGCGATGCTGCTGCGTCGCAACCTCTCCGAACAGGAGAAGTTCCGCTTGGCGAAGTCGATGCACGCGTATCTGCTGGCCGCTGGCTTGAACTACGCGAACTACGAAGAGCCGCCCGAGGCAAAAGCAGCAACCGGTGGCTCGTCTGCTTCGCGAGACTTCCAGTCGCTTCAGGATGTCTACAACGCCATGCGTCCGAAGCCGGTTCCGCCGGCTCCGACGACACGTGGGGTGCCGGGAATGCCGAAGCCGCCTGCTCCGCAAGGCGGCGCTCCTGCCGGAGGTCCGCCTCCAACAACTGGTGGCCCGACGCAGAGCAGGCTGATGATGCAGCAGCTCTTCCCGAACGACGCGATCATCGGTGCAGCCGGCGTAGCCGCCGGTCAGCCGATGCCTAGCTAAAGTACTTAGCCATCTGATCGCACTCGGGCGAGTGGTAGCACTCGACGCGCTTCATCCACTCTTCCTTGTATCGCTCAAATTCTGATCCGGTGGTGCTGAACTCCTGAGTGCCACCGGATTGGAGAGCGACCAGGACGTAACCGTGTTTGATTGTGGTGCCATGCACCACATCGTGCGCGAGCGCATAGGCAGCAAGCTGATGAAAGTAATCCTGAATCCACTCGTGCTTCTTCGGCTTCAACGACTGCTTGAAGTCGACAATCGCAGGGTTGCCTCGGTAGACCCCTACAAGGTCCGTCGTCCCGGCGTACTTAGCTGGGTAATACAGCGGTACTTCTGAGCCCCAGATTTCTTCGAGGTTCATGAAGTACTCGTTCACGAGCCGATAGCCCATCTCATAGCCTTTGACCATGAGCCAATTGGTTGGGCGCGGCAGGTCGCGGTACGCGATCATCCGCTCGATGACGTTGTGCATGTGCGTGCCGACCGTAGCCGCTTCGTTTTTGATCCGGTTCGCTTCTGCCTCACCAACCCTCGCGGCCCACGCATCAAGGGCCTTCTTGTCTTTGGTCGCCGATAGCACGGTCGTGACGCTAGGCAGGGCGTTTTCGTTACCGTCGACGTACTTGCGGCCGTCCGGGCTATCGATGCGCTTAAGGCGCTCGTATTGGTACAGACGCTTGATAGGAATCAGATCAACCATTTCTTTACCTCCTCTCCGAGCACCTGCGTCGAGATATCAATCTTATCCCGCAGTGCCTTTACGATCTTCTCGTCGATCGTCTTGACGGCGATCAAGTCGATGTACGTCACGTTTTTGGTCTGGCCGATACGGTGCGCGCGATCCTCTGACTGCAACCGCTTCTCAAGGTCAAAGCTGTTGCTGTAGTACACGACCACGTTGGCCGCTGTCAGCGTCAGGCCGTAGCCGCCGGTGCTGGGGTTGCCGACAAAGAAGCGCAGCTTGCTCTCGGGGTCTTGGAACTCCGCGACGACACGCCGGCGCTCTTCCTCTTCGGTGTCGCCGTAGTACGTGCCGACACTCTCCATGCCGTAGTCTTTCTGTAGGGCGATCTTGATGGCGTCAATGTCGTGACGGTACGTGGCCCAGATGATCATCTTGCCGTCGGTCTCTTCGACGATGGCCAGGAGCTCATCGATGCGCTTGTTCGGCAAGGACATGATCGTGCCGTTGTCGAGCTTCACGTGACCGCACGTTATCTGATGCAAACGCATCAACTGCGTCAGTGCATTAACTGTGGACATCATGCCCTGCTCGAACTGCGCCAATGCCATGACCTTCATCTGCTCATAGGCACGGGCCTGCTCGTCAGTGAGATCGACCTCGCGCTTTACGTATAACTTGTCTGGAAGGTCCAGGCACTCTTCCTTCTTGACGCGGAAGCTGAACCGGTCGAGCTTCTCTTTGAGCTCGTCGAGCTTTCGGTAGCCGACGATTTGTTTGAAGCTGTGGCTCGCCAAGCGTCGCTCGACAACGACCGCATAGCGTGCCTGGAACGCATAGTACGAAGGCGAGTCGAGGCAGGCATCGGACAGGAAGGCGCATTGCTGGTACAGGTCCATCGGTGATTTGGTCACCGGAGAGCCAGTCATGATGCGGCGATACTTCGCCATTTTGCCTGTTTTTTCAGTGTTTTTGCTTCGTTTGCTGTTTGGCGTTTTGATGGTCGTCGACTCATCGATCGCCATCATCGCGTTGTGCACGAACAAAAACCTTTGAGCGAACTTCGTGCCGCGTGGCGTTGAGAACGCCTCAATGTTCATCACCAGGATCTTTAGGTCTTCGGTGATCTCAAACATCGAATCAAGCGCCTGCTGCTCCGCCTTGCGTGGCGTTGCTGACCACAGCGCCACACGGTGGACCACGTGTTCAGGCATGTGCTTGGGTATTTCGGTGTCTACCCAGTTGCGGTACACGCCCTTTGGTGCGACGATCAGAACAGCATTGATGCGGCCCTGGTCGTAAAGCATTGCTATATTATTGATGAGCATGAAGCTCTTGCCCGTTCCCATATCGGCGAACAGTGCCGCTACTTGGTGATCCCAAAAGCGTTGAAGGTAAGCAGCTTGATGCGCAAACGGCTTGTTTTTGAATCGGTAAGTCTGTAAAAATTGGCTCATGTTGATCTCGCTTTCTAACAGGGGTTGCAATCCCTGAAACGCGAGTCTACACTGATCACAGTTTTTGAGAAAGGAGAAATGTCAGTGCCCAAGGTTTATGTCGTTTCTGAGACCTTGCAACACAATATTGCAAGTGCCCAGGATTACGGCCAGATTGAGACGATTTTGCCGCCTAACGCTCAGATTGCGTTTTCTGTCGTTCCGACCGTTCGACGGATCCAGCGCAAACTGGACAAGTTCACCGATAACGATTATTTGTTGTTGATCGGTGATCCGTCTGCAATAGGTATATGTTGTGCGGTAGCGGCATTCAAGAACAACGGTCGATTCAAGTGCCTCAAGTGGGACAAACGCGAACGACGTTACATCCCGTTAGAGGTTGATCTTTTCAAGAAAGGAGAACTAGATGAGCCTTACGAGCTTATTTGAGCAAGAAGCCGATGCGCTGCGCGTCCAAGACGACCAGATCACCGGTATCGCAGCCCTAGCCCGTCGTGCCAAGTCACTCGAGAAACAAATCGAGGACGAGGAAACGACGCTCAAGGGCCTGAAAGAGCAGTATCGCAAGCTGACCGAGGAAGCTATCCCGGAAGCCCTCACCGAGATGGGCATGTCATCCTTCCGCATGGAAGATGGCAGCTCGATCGATGTGAAGCCCTTCTACAGCGCCTCGATCAGCGAAGCCCGACGTGCCGAAGCCTTCCAATGGCTCAGGGACCACGGCTTTGACGACATCATCAAAAACACCGTCAGCGTGCGCTTCGGGCGTGGCGAGGACGAGTTGTGCAACCGTCTCCTCGGTATGCTTGGTCAGCAGGGTTTCCCTGCCGAGCAGTCCGAGAAAGTAGAACCCTCGACCCTGAAGGCCTGGGTCAAGGAACGGGTGACACGTGGCGAGGAGTTCCCGACGGAACTGTTCGGCGCGTACATCGGTAAAAAGGCCGTAATCAAGTCAGCTTAATAAAGGACCACGAATCATGGCTAAAACAGCTTTAGCAGAGAAGAACGAATCATCCACCGCGTTGGCGATTGCCACGGCATTCGAAGAGGATGCCAGCAGCAGTTTTGCCGGAATGAACCAGGACGACTTCGCCCTGCCGTTCCTGCGACTCCTGACCAACACGTCACCGGAAGTTGGTGAGGTCGACGGGGCACTCCCCGGCATGATCTACAACAGCGTCACCGGTCAGCTCTACGATGGTAAGAAGGGCATTGTGGTGGTTCCGTGCGCATACGTGCGTCAGTACATCGAGTGGGCTCCCCGTGGGAGCGGCTCCGGTGCGCCGATCCACATCTACCCGGCCACGTCCGACATCCTCTCCCGTACGCACCGCGAACCGGGCGAGAACAAGGACTACCTCGACAACGGTAACTACATCGAGAACACTGCCAACCACTACGTGATGGTGATTGACGAAGACGGTACGCCGTCGCCGGCAATGATCGTCATGAAGTCCACGCAGCTCAAGAAGAGCCGCAAGTGGAACAGCATGATGCAGTCGGTGAAGTTGCAGGGTAAGAACGGTTTGTTCACCCCGCCGATGTACAGCCAAATGTACCGCTTGACCACGCAGCCTGAGTCGAACGACAAGGGCAAGTGGTTCGGTTGGGAAGTTGAGCGTATTGGTACAATCGATCGAGACGACGTTTACGCCGCGTGCAAATCCTTCGCACTGTCTGTATCTTCGGGTGCAGTACGTGGGAAGCACGAGAGCGAAGGTGACGCTGCTTCTGGCGCTGCACCGTTTTAATGTCTTGGGGCCGAAAGCAATTACAGGCGACGATCCATCCACCCTATGCAAGTAGGCCCCATCTTTCGAGAAAGCAGAAATGACCGACATCACACGGTTCAAAGCGATATTTACGGGCTTAGATATCGCCTATGGGACCTACAAAATCGAAGGCGAGAAGGGCAATGGCAAGCAAGCCGGTAAAGCCGTCGTCGTTCGAAAGCCCCCGACCGATGATCTTTGGCAGAAGCATCTGGAAGGTGTCGAGCCGTCGCTTGGCATTATTCCCATTCGTGCCGATAACTCCTGCATTTGGGGATGTATTGATATTGATCAGTACCCCTTGGATCATGCCGGGCTGATCAAAAAGATTCGCAGCCTTGAGCTGCCGCTCGTCGTGTGCCGCAGCAAGTCTGGCGGTGCGCACGTGTTCCTGTTCGTCAAAGAACCGATCCCCGCTGCTGAGATGCAGCGTTACCTCAAAGGCGCTGCTGCGCTTCTGGGCGAAGCCGGTCGTGAGATCTTCCCGAAGCAAGCGGAGATCCTCGTTGAGCGCGGCGACACGGGTAACTTCCTCAACCTGCCGTACTTCGGCGGGGATGATACGATGCGCTACGCCTTTAACGATGACGGCAAGGCTGCCACGTTGGAGGAGTTCTACGTGCTGTACGACACGTTCGTGCAGGACAAAGACCTGAAGTTCCCGGAGGAACCGAAGGCCCCTGAGTCACCCATAAAGGACGGTCCACCATGCCTACAGGCCATCTGCGCTCAAGGCGTCCCCGAAGGGACAAGAAACAACGCGCTGTTCAACATCGGCCTCTATCTGAAGAGGGCGCATCCGGCGACGTGGGACAACGTACTGGTGGAGTACAACTACAAGTACGTAAGCCCTCCGCTGCCAAACAACGAAGTGCAGGTACTCATAAAGCAAATAAACAAAAAGGAGTACAAGTACAAGTGCAAGGACGCGCCGCTGAACAGCTTCTGCAACAGCGGCCTGTGCAGGACTCGCAAATACGGGATCGGGGCCCATGGGCCAGATTCACCGCAGCTATCCGCGCTCTCAAAATATGCGAGCGAGCCGCCGCTTTGGTTTCTCGACGTAAACGGTAAGCGCATCGAACTCGACACGGAGAGCCTCTTTAATCAGATGGCTTTCCAGAAGTCTTGCGTCGAGAAGCTGAACGTATTGCCGCCGGCTATCAAGAAGGCGGACTGGGAGCAGATGCTGAACGCGCTGCTCACCGAGATGGTCGAGACGGAGCAGATCACCGTTGCGAGCGAGGACACGACGGTCACCGGTCGCTTCAACGACTTGCTCGAAGAGTTCTGCACGCACTTGCAGCAGGCGCTCGATCGTGACGAGCTTCTGCTTGGTCGCCCATGGACCAACGATGACGAAGGCCGCACGTACTTCCGCATGAAGGATCTCGAGGCGCACCTGAACCGCAACAACTTCAAGGGCATGACGCTCCCGAAGATTGCGCAGCGCATCCGCGAGATCGGGGGCGAGCCGATTAGTCTGTTCCTCAAGAACCGTGCGACACGTTGTTGGCGCATCCCCAGGTTCGAGCGGCAGGATTCGCCGTTCGAGACACCGGAACAAAAGAAAAATGGGAGTCCGTTCTAATGTTGAAGATTGACGGGTTTGACTCGGCCTTGATTGGCATCTCGACTGTGTGGCAGCGCGTGGCTGACGGCAACGCAAAGCGCGTGGACACACTGATCTACGACGGTGATGTGATCGTCACGATCCTCATGCACCAATCAGGCATGTCCGAAGAAGAGGCGATCGAGTACATCAGTTATCGAATCGAAGGCGTGTACGTCGGCGAGAACACGCCGGTTATCGTCTGGCCATGCACGATGAAATCCATCACTGATATGGCCGATGAGAAAGACGAATGAGTGTCGAGAAGGTGTTCGGCCCTCCAGGGGCCGGCAAGACAACCTATTTGCTCTCTGTCGTCGAGCGTGAGCTTGAGGCCGACGTGCATCCGATGCAGATCGGCTACTTCGCGTTTACGCGCAAGGCGGCAACGGAAGCTCGCGATCGTGCCATACAGAAGTTCCCGGCACTGAATCCAGATCGGGACTTCCCGTGGTTTCGTACGCTGCACTCGCTCGCCTATCACTGCCTCGGCGTGACGTCGAAGGACATGATGGGGCCAGAGCACTACGCAGAGTTTGCCAAGGAAGCCGGCATCGAGCTTGGCGTCGAGAAGGGTGAGGAAGAGTTTGCCATCAAGGCAGACCATCCGATCCTGAACGAGGTCAACATCGCGCGCATCAAGGGCAAGGACCTGCGGCAGCACTACAACGAAAGTCAGATGACCATCGAGTGGCATCACTTCGAGTACGTCGATCGCGCGTACCGACACTTCAAGGCCTCGCGTGGCTTGCTCGACTTCACCGACTTGTTGGAGAGAGTCTTAGACGAGCCAGATAGATTTCCGTCATTAAAAACATTAATCATTGACGAGGCTCAGGATTTATCAAAATTACAGTGGCGGATAGTCAAGGAACTCATTGCCCGTGCAGAACGTACGTTCATCGCAGGCGATGACGACCAGGCGGTGTACACCTGGGCCGGTGCGGACGTCGACTCGTTCCTGACGCTTGAGGGCGATATCAAAGTCCTCGACCAGTCTTACCGAGTTCCTTCAAAGATCCACGCGCTTGCTGACCAGGTGGTCAGCCGCATCCGTAAGCGACAGCCGAAGATCTGGAAGCCGCGCACCGAAGGCGGTGCGATCACCTATTACAACGACTTCCACCACGTCGACATCACACAGGGCGAGTGGCTCGTGCTTGCTGCTACAAATTACATGCTCACCGAGATGCACGAGTGGCTGAAGTCGCAAGGCTTACTCTTCGAGCGTCACGGACAACGGAGCGTTCCAGAGTCGATGCTGACCGCCGTCATGGGATGGGAGCGCCTACGCAAGGGCGGTGACGTGCCGTTCCCGGTCGTGAAGTTGATCTACAAGTATCTCGGCACCGAGTTCGTCAAGCACGGACACAAGGGCTTGAAGACGGCAAGCGTAGATACAATGTATACACACGCCTCGCTGACCAAGGACCACGGCCTATTGACCGATGCGATCTGGCACGAGGCGCTAAACAAGATCGGGGAGGACAAGCGCAACTACCTGATCGCGCTGCTGCGTCGAGGAACACGGATCACGGGCAAGGTTCCGATCAAGCTCTCCACCATCCACGGTGCGAAGGGCGGCGAGGCGGATAACGTCCTGCTGATCGGCGATCTGTCGACCAAGTTCGCGCAGGAGTACGACAAGAACTCCGATGACATCAACCGATTGCTCTACGTCGGGATCACCCGCGCCAAGCAGTCGCTGCATTTCGTATTACCTAAGAATTCGTACAAAGGCTTTCGATTATGAGAACTGTCCCCATGTTTGACCGCCCATCTGAGTGGGTACCTCCTTCGTCTTTCCCAGACCTTTCCGGCGCAACGGAGATTGCGATCGACTTGGAAACATGTGACCCGAACATGGAGTCGATGGGGCCAGGATGGCCCCGGAAGGACGGGTTCATCGTCGGCTACGCCGTCGCTGTAGACGGGTGGAAGGGCTATTACCCGATCGCCCACCAGGGCGGGGGCAACCTTGATGAGCGCATCGTGAACCGTTGGATGAAGAAGGTTCTCGAGTTGCCGTGCGACAAGATCATGCACAACGCCGCGTACGACCTCGGTTGGCTGCGCGCGTCTGGCTTCAAAGTAAACGGTAACATATACGATACTATGCTCGCGGCTCCTCTGATCGACGAGAACCGCTTCAGCTACGCGCTCAACAGTCTCGGCTTCGACTACCTCAAAGAAGTGAAGTCCGAGCAGGGCCTTAAGGACGCGGCTTCCGACTTCGGTGTGCACGCCAAGAAGGAGCTTTGGAAGCTCCCGGCTATGTATGTCGGCGATTACGCCGAGCAGGACGCAGCGCTCACGCTCAAGCTCTGGCATCACCTGAAGGCGCTGATCAAGAAAGACGAAGTAGAGTCCATCTTCACACTCGAAACCGAGCTATTGCCGGTGCTGATTGACCTGACGTTCCAAGGCATCCGCTTTGATCGCAGCAAGTGCGAGATGCTGATCGACGACTTCAAGCAGAAGGAAGCCGAGCACGTCAAACAAATCAAGAGTCTCTCTGGCGAGAAGGTCGACATCTGGGCGGCTGCGAGCATCGCCAAAGCCTTCGACAAACTCGGGATCCCCTACCCGAAGACCACGACCGGCTTACCGAGCTTCACGAAGACCTTCCTCGATGGGCATCCGCACGAGATCGCCAAGCTCATCATCGAAGCGCGTGAGTTCAACAAGACCCACGGCACGTTCCTCGAGCCTTACCTGCGCCACAGCGCGGCCGACGGGCGCATCCACCCGCACGTGAATCAGATGCGCTCAGAAGACGGTGGTACAGTCACGGGCCGCCTCTCGATGAACAACCCTAACCTGCAACAGGTTCCTGCTCGCCATGAAATCATCGGCCCCTTGGTACGTTCGCTTTTCCTGCCTGAAGAAGGACAGCTCTGGGCAGCGAATGACTTCAGCTCACAGGAGCCTCGGCTTCTCGTCCATTACGCAACCCTACTCGATCTCCCAGGCGCAGAGCGCATGGCAGAGGCATATCGAAACGACCCCAACACAGACTTCCACCAAATGGTGGCAGATATGGCGGGGATCAAACGCAAAGCCGCCAAGACCATTGGCCTCGGATTGATGTATGGGATGGGCAAGCAGAAGCTCGCCAACTCCCTAGACCTCCCGCTCGATGAAGCGGCGGAGCTCATCAATACGTTCCACCTCAAAGTCCCCTTCCTCAAGGGCACGGTGAACTCCGTCATGAAGCGGATTGATCACCCCGCCTCGGGTGGCTCGATCCGTACGCTGCTCGGCCGTAAATGCCGCTTCCCGCTTTGGGAACCGGTGGAGTACGGCATCAACAAGGCGTTGCCGCGCGAGCAAGCGATCGTGGAATACGGACCACGGATCAAGCGTGCGATGACGTACAAAGGCTTGAACCGATTGATCCAAGGCTCCGCTGCCGATCAGACCAAAGCCGCGATGGTCGCGCTCAACAAAGCCGGCTTCCGCTTGCTGCTCCAGGTGCACGACGAAGTGGCCGTGAGCGTGAACAACAAGGAAGAAGCCTTGGCCGCTGCCGAGATCATGCGCAACGCCGTGCAGCTCGAAGTTCCCTCAAAAGTGGATACCGAGATCGGCCCGTCGTGGGGCGAGGCCAAAGGGTAGTTGCACTGGCATAGCTGCTGCGCTACATTTGGCCCAAGAAAGGAGAACGGGATGAAGAAGCCTTTGGCAAAAGGTCGTCAGTGGACAAAGATGTACTACGACGACTTCAACAGAAAGTTTCCGCGCCTCGGCATGGCGCGGCTCGCTGCTCGCGAGGATGAAGAGGGCAAACAGAAACTCCGTGAACTGAAGGAGTATGTGTTTCGTTACAGGCGAAAGCGTAAGTACCGCTATCCGGGCCGCTACTCGCCCGATCGTCGCAAAGGCGCGAAGTTTCACAGCGTGATGGTGCCGCTCGAGACGCACCAAAAGCTCAAAGAGATCGCTAAGTTCTACAAAAAGAGCATGGCCACGATCATCCGAGAGCACATCGACGAGCTCTTTGACAAGACATACAAAGAGGCCGAGCTGCTCGCACGCATCGAGGCCAACAGGAAGAAAGATGAAACACCAGACACAGATAAGCCTCGACGTCGATATAACGTATGACGTCTTGGATCCGATCCAGGTGGAGGATTACGTCCTGCCGCCCATGATCGAGCTAACGTCGGCGTACGTCTCGCTCGAAAAGCCTGACGGCAAGGTCGCGCGTGTGAACATACTCAAGGTATTGAGCGAGTCACAGCGCATGTTGATTGAAGATGACATCATTGAGGAGTTAGTAGGCGAATGAATATTTTTCCGGAACGTGTAGTTGACGATAAGGGCGAAGCGAAGATCGAGGGGGGCCTCACGCTACGGGATTACTTTGCAGCACATGCCTTAGCTGGCATCGTGACTCGCGACGACATTGAGTCTGTGTACTCGGCCGCGCAGAAGGCGTACCGCCTGGCTGATATCATGCTCGAGACTCGTGACCAATGAGCGTCGTCTCCAAAGTCCGCCGGTGCACGGAATGTAAACAGGTGTTTGTCACACCCGAGAGCTTCCGAACGCACAAGCGTCTAGGCGGGGAATGCCGCACCGTCGAGGCCATGGTCTCGATTGGCTTTGTACAAACCCCAAAAGGATGGAAGCACTTACCTCCGAGAAACAAATGAACGAAACCACCACGTCACTCGGTAACTGGCTGTACGAGAAAGCGTCCTCTGTGGCGGACGTGTACGTGCAGGATTGGGCACGAGGGCAGAAGGCTTATGGACGACGGCCCACGGAGCTTGAGATGCAGGAAGTCCGGATGGCCTTTTACCGGGGCTACATCGAAGGCGTTCAACGATACATACACGACAAACAGTTATGAAGAAAGTCTATACACGGCCCTCTCGTTACAACCCCAGCATTACGTTCGAGCAGTACAAGACGCTGCTTGAGCGCAGGGCAAACGCCAGGGCTAACAAGAAGCGCATCAACTACAGACCCCTCGCCCAGGAGTGGGGCCGCAATCCGATGCACCTGGCCTCTGCCCTGCACCGGGGGATCAAACAATACGACTACATCTTATGGAAGAAAGGAGAGCTACAATGACCCGCGACGACATCATCCGACTGGCGGAAGAATCTGGTCTAGAAGACGGGTTATATCCGTATGGAGCGCTTTGGGAATCAATTGAACAATTCGCCGCCCTCGTTGCCGCAGCCGAGCGGGAAAAGGTAGCCGCGTGGATGATTGAACGCGACTATGCCACCGGCCACGGCGACACCATTGAGGGTTTGTTGAAGGCATTGGAATGGCAGGCTAAGGAACGTGCGAGAGGTTTTTTATGACCCGCGACGACATCATCCGACTGGCGCGGGGGGTTTGGTCTGCTGGCGATGTTTACATTGGCCCAAGCACCGAATCACTTGAACGCTTCGCCGCCCTCGTTGCCGCAGCCGAGGTGGAGCGTATGAAGTCTGAAGGTTGGCGACAATGCGCCGAAGGTCAGCGCACGACGCAGTTTTGCGGACTGTTGGAAGAGGCGGTGAACGCGGAGCGAGAGCGATACGAAAGAGAAGTTAGAGCGTTGCAATTTCAGATTGATGAGTTGAAGTACGAATGCCGCAGTCTTCGTGCAAGGGGAGAAAGCAGATGATAAAGATTACCCGCGTAATAACATGCGACTACTGTTGCGCTGAGTTTTATAACGATACTTGGGAACTTAACTCGTGGGACGTTCTCCCAGCCACGCCAACGAGAAACAAAATTTCAAGTAATGACGCTTGCGATAAGTGCATCAGGATAGCCACCGAAGCCGCTATTGAAGCGTGGAGAGAAGGAAAATGACACACGACGACATAACCGACAAAAAACTACTTGAACTTGCCGCGAAGGCGGCGGGGTATTCTTTTGATGGCACGACTTTGCGAAATACCAGCACCGACTTTGAATATAACGGATGGAACCCACTTGACGACGACGGCGATGCGCTGCGGCTGGCGGTGAAGTTGGAAATAAATTTGTCGTTTTCACAGGATTGCGCTTTTGGATTTTGGATTGGTACCCCGAAAGATGGAGAAGATCTTTCCAGCCACGCCCGCCGAGCCATTGTCCGAGCCGCAGCAGAGATTGGAAGGAACATGAAATGACTGAAAAATCACTCGAAGAAACGCTGTTGGAAATAACCGAGAAGGCGCTCTCTAATGACGCTCCGATAGTGTTGCGCGGAGAAGTTGTGCGGAAAGTATGGGTTGAGACAGATACGTTGGGGAAGATTAATTTAACGGACGCCATCCGTGCGAGGGGAGAGAGCAAATGACCCGCGACGACATCATTGCCAAAAACGACAACGCTGTTTTTAGTAGCCGAACAGAGCCTTTTAGGTGTGCAGGTCGTTGGTTTCTCCCCGACTCTTCGTTTCAGTTTTCTATGATTAAAAAGCCAAACTGGATTCGCCGTACATTGATGTTTGTGCTTTTTGGACTGGAATGGATGGATAACAAATGACCCGCGACGACATCATCAAAAAATTGATCGACGCGCAAATGGAAGCCTATTTCAACGGTGATTACATAGACAGTGGCAGTGCTAGAGAACAACTAGAAGAACTTGCCGCCCTCGTTGCCGCAGCCGAGCGAGAAAGGCTTGCTATGGTTTTTGACAAGGAAGAGGACAGGCCATATTACGGACGTCACGTGGCTCAAAAACTTCGTAAATTAGGTGCGAAATGACTAGTAAGGAAATAAACAAGTTGTGGGCAGAAACTTATGTCATTGGCGCGTTAGCCTTTGAGCGAGTCCATAAATTCGCCGCCCTCGTTGCCGCAGCCGAGCGGGAGGCGTGTGCCGAAGTTGCGACGAACTGGAGATGTAACGGGATGCCGAGACGGGCGTTAGGAGATGCCATTCGTGCGAGGGGGGAAAGAGAATGACTGATGAATGGATTGCCTGTATTAAGAAGCCTGTGGTAGTTCATGTGCGTAAACAACGTCCCGGAGAAACATACGTTAGCACCCGAGAGGGTATTACTCCGGTGAAGCCTGACGACCTGATTATGCGTGGTGTGCAAGGTGAGGAATACCCAATTGGGTTGGACATCTGGCTGGCTACTTACGAAAAGGTGGAGCCATGACCCGCGACGACATGAAAAACTGGATCAAAAAACTATGCCCAGAGATTGCAGGTTGGCAGGTTGATTTGATTGTTGAACAGGTTGATCTTGCTGTTGCAGCCGAGCGGGAGGCGTGTATAAAGGCGTGTGAGGAAGATTTGCGAGATAAGTATTTGCGCCAACATCGACCTATACAAGAGGAAGTTATGTTGCTGGCTGCTATTGCAGACTGCACCGCCGCCATGCGTGCGAGGGGAACATGAAGACCGTCATACACGTGAACCAACACGCCATAAAGCGCAACGTCAAAAACGGGACCGACGAACCGGTCATCACCGTCAAGAACTACAAGTCCAACACCTACGCACACGAGGTCGAGGTAAAGGGCCCGTCGAAGGTGGTCTACTCGCCCGACAAGCCGCTCGCGTGCGGAGCGAGAGTGTGGATCGAAACCGAAGCAGATGTGGAGATCAAAAAATGAGCCGCAAAGCTGTACTAGAGCGCACACTCGGCAAGAAGGCCGCAAAGCGGTTCCTGCCCAAGGTGACACAGGAACTGAAGCTCGAACTATCGTGCGAGCTTGTTGAGCAGATCATGCAAGTGGAACTTCGCAGTATCCACGGATCACTGACCAAGGACCTTAAAAGCCGCAAGGCCGGCAAGGGCATCGCCATCTTCGATCCCGACAAGAATCGTGATGTCGCCGAGATATCCACCCATTTGAACGCTATTGAAACAGTCGCCAGGTACTACGGCGTCACGTTGAAATAACACAAAGATTTCGTACACTGACGGCCTATGAAGGTCGTCTGTACACAGGTCGACCCTTCAGATCCGGAAACCAAAGAGACTCTAGTCGCGCTGCAACGGGCTTGTCTGCCGCACGACTCTCTGTACTTTCCGGAAGAGGGGGTCTGGTGGCTCGCTTACCATCGGCACACGCCGATAGCGTTCGCGTGCCTCTGCCCCTCGGAGCAGACGCCACAAGGTGTCTACCTCGGCCGGTGCGGGGTCACCCCCGCCGCTCGGGGCAAGGGGGTTCAACGAAAACTCATCCGCGTTCGTCTGGCATGGGCCAAGCGCCACGGTTACAAGTGGGCCGTATCCGATACGACCGACAACGTACCAAGCGCCAATAACCTCATCGCCTGTGGTTTCAAAACCTACGAACCGGGTGTCCGTTACTCCTTTGCTCGTGCGGTGTACTGGCGTAAACGGTTGTAGGGGGTTCGATGCCGTTCAAGGACGAGGCCGTACGCAAGGCCAAACAAAAGGTGTACGCACGGAAGTGGTACGAATCAAACAGACGAAAGGTTATCAATAACTCCAGGGAGGCTAGGGATAAAAATAGAACAGAGTGGATCGCGTACAAGTCTAAGCAGCGCTGTAGCCATTGCCGAAAGACGCATCCAGCGATCATCGACTTCCACCACGTGATCAAAGAGGGCAAGCGATCGGTCAATAAGTTGGCGGTGAGGCAGAGAAACATAGCCGAGGCGATCCGCGAGGCGGAGGAGAAGTGCATACCACTTTGCTCGAACTGCCATAGGGTGTTGCACTGGGAAGAACAGCGGGGTATAAAGGCTAGGAGAAAGAAGAAATGAAGGAGATTTTGATGAACGGCCTAACGCTACTATTGTTTTTGTTGGCCACTGTTGTTATAACTTTGATCCTGCGGTATAAACGCAGGCCTCTTGATAAACATCTCCCACCACCTAACTGGAGATGTTCGAGAGGCGGAAGAGACTATTTCTAACTGTTAGAAAGCATAGAAAGGAGAACTGAATGGATCCCGTAGACAAAATGTATATTTCGGTTATTGCTTGCGTTGCGCTTATTTTCGCGCTGTTTTTAAGCTATTTCGCTTTCCGCGATCACACCCGCGCAACGTACCTCGACCGATCTGACGACCCCATCGCTGCTGCTTGTGCCCTTGATGCCGGCAGCCGCGAAATCCCGCCCTCCTGCATGGCTTATATGCTCCAACAAAAGGACAACCTCCGATGAAAGCTCGTACTAAAAAGTTCAAAAAGTCTGACTTCACGACCAAGGCTTACCAGTGGTTCCTCGATAACCCCGGTGCGAAGGTCCGTGGCGTCGCCGAACGCTTCAACATCTCCATCCCCTACGCCTACAAGCTGCGGGACAAGGCGGCCGGCAAGCCCACCAAGACGGCCGAGGGCGTGAAGTTCCTCACCGAACGCGGGAAGCTCTTGGACCAGGTGCTGAAGGAGCTGGACACGCTCGACGAGATCGCCCCGAAGAGCGATACAGTGGACGCGATCCTCGACTCACGGGCCAAGGACTACGGCGCGTTCGCCGATAACGCCCGGCTCGCCCAGGCCCTCAAGCGCGCCATGGCCGACCACGCCGACGAGATGGGAAGCCTGTTCGCGGACGAACAGTGGGAAGCGCTTGAGATGATCGCGACCAAGATGTCGCGCATCGTCAACGGCAACCCCGACAAGATCGACAACTGGGACGATATCGCCGGCTACGCCAAGCTCGTGGCCGACAAGTTGCGGGGGAGGGTCCGTTAATGCTCCGACCAGCCATAAACAGCACAGAGGACCCGCCACAGCCAGTGGAGGATCTGGCTATGCGGGAGTACATATTTGCCCTGCGTCGCCGTATCGAGGTCCAGGACTGTCTCGTAGAGGCACTCTCGGAGGAGATCAAGCAGCTCAAGGACGAACGGGATGGCCTGAAGGCACAGGTCGAGAGCTTGCTCATCGACTTGCACTGGATGGAATCCAAGCGCAAGATCCAAACTGTATGAAACACATCAACTTCGTCACGACCGATGACATGCCGCTCGTACAGATGGTGGTCGTCACTATCAACGGGACGCGCTACGGGCTCGTAGGCCCCGTGGTCCACGTGCCAGGGACCATGGATCAGGACCTCGACGTGTCGGAGATCGAGTTCGGCGAGATCATGCCGGCTCACGCAGCCGCACGGATGCTCGAAGGACGGTTTAAGCAGATCATGGGCTCCGAAGTTCAGTAGCTAGCCTAGGCGGCGCTCCCTAGAGAGGGGACACCCACCCTGCACTTGCCGCCACCCCGCCCGAAAGGGCGGGGTTTTTTATTTGGGGTGCCTGATGGAAACCGGTTCCAGATTGTCGATGCGGTTGTTACGGCGGTTGCCGTCGCGATGGCGAAGGTTGAACGGGGGCCACTCGCCATGGCTCAAGAACCACGCGATCCGATGCACCGAACACACCCTGCCACGGATGTTGGCTATGTAACCCCCGTGAGTGTCAGGGGTGCAAAGGGTGGCGTAGGTCGTCTTGCGGTACACCTCCCCTGTATCGGGGTTGTAAGCGTACCACTTGTCAATGTGTTCAAGGTCAACTGGCTTCATTTGTTCACCATGGATCATGGACCACGGGTCAATATGGCAGAAAACTAACAAAAAGTACATAAAAACGGGCCGCTAACGGCTCCAGTAGAACCCAGAAGGGGTCTACTAGTTTTTTTTTCAAAAAATTTTAAAATTTACCGTAATGCTGTAATAGGTGTAAGAAGACAATAGAATCAGTAAGTTACGAGTACACAGTGACTTACACTAACTGATTCAGTGAAATTTATCTGGGATGCGCGCGCGACCTTTTTTCGAGAAATTTTTTTTTCACTAGACCCTATTTGAGGACTACTAGCGGCCCTGACCCCACTGGACGATCTTGAATTACCCATAGTAGACTGTTGGCATGTTAACAGTTGACACGGGCATCCCGATCCCCGCCGAAGCCCAGCGGGAGAAGTACCCCTTCCCTGTCATGGCCGTAGGGGACAGCTTCCTGCTACCAGATGCCGAAGCTGCCAAGAACGCGCGTAGCGCCGCCTGGATGTTCTCCAAGCGGCATGGGACGAAGTTTTCGTGCCGGCGTGTCCCGGAGGGCTGGCGGGTCTGGAGAGTCGCGTGAAGCTAACCAGCAAGGCGGACAGGGAGTTCGGCAAGCAGATCAGCAGAGGGCTTCAGCCGAAGACGATCGAGAAGATCAACCGCCCTGTCCCTAACGTCCCGAAGAAGCAGAAGCAGCTCACCACGCAGGAATGGAAGTTCGTCAACGAGTTCGTAGCCGGGGACGGCCACGTGACTCTGCGGGAGGCCGTGGTTCGTGCAGGGTGGCCAGAGAAGAACGCCAAGCGGCGCGCCGAGGATCTGACCGACCCAGACAAGAACCCGCACATCGTCGCTGCGATCCAGAAGATGCGCGCGGAGATGGCCGAGAAGTACGGCACGACCTACGAGCGCCACATGCGCGACCTACAGGTGATCCGCGACCAGGCACTGGCGGCGGGAGCCTATGGCGCTGCTGTCCAGGCTGAATACCGTCGAGGCCAAGCCCTGGGCACGATCTACATCGATCGCAAGGAGATCAGGCACGGCACGATCGACTCCATGAGCAAGGAGGAGGTCATGCGCAAGTTGCAGGAGATCAAGAAGCTGTACGGCAACGGCAGCCCTGTGATCGACGTCACACCGGAACAGGTAGCCGAGAGTCTGGAAGAGGAACCGAAGGATGCCAGCGAAGCCAGAGACGAAGCTGTACCAGAGGTTGAAAGAAAACCTCCCAAGCTGCCTTTTTACCCGGATTGAGTCACGGGTTAATCAGGGCTTCCCGGACTGTCTGGTTGCCCTGCCCCGCTCGGGTACTTTTGCCCCTCTCGAGCTGAAGGTCGTGACGTATGGGCGGCGCGTTCGTTTGTCTCCGCATCAGGTCGCCTTCCATGCGCGCCATGCCGAGATCGGATGCACGACGTTCATTTTGGTTTTGTTCGTCCCGTACAAAAAGACAGCGAGTAAGGATGGTCAACTGCTGCTGTACCGTGGGGATCAGGTACTCGAGCTCGCGCGTGCGGGAGTGGATACGACCCCGCTCGCGTCGTGGCACTACGGCAGCATGCCGTGGGGCATGCTCGAACTGGAGTTGATGAACAGTTGACAAGTTGATCGAGGCGGGTTAGGTTCGCCGACGCTAGGGCTTTTCCTAGTTAGAAAGCAGAAAGGTGAAACATGAAAAAGTTTAAGGTTTCGCTCGTTCGAATCGAGCACACGGTATATCAGCTTGAGGTCGAGGCCGACTCGGCAGAGCAGGCCAATGAAATAACCATAACCACGTGGAACGAAAATGAAGAGGCCTTCGTCGAGTTCGGCCTTGTTCACATGGAGGACTTCATCAACGACATCGAGGAGGTGCTGCCGTGAGCCGCCACACTCCTGCCCCGTGGACAGTAGACGGGCTTGTTACCAAAGACCTTGACGTTATAAGCCCCGATGGACGTATCGCTATGATCGACTGCGACGATATAGACGCAGAAACTCTGGAAGCTAACGCCCGTCTTATCGCAGCTTCGCCGGATCTCCTGGACGCTTGCCGCTGCGCGCTTGCCGACCTTAAGGGGTTGGCCGAGGCCGAGTGCTTTTCGTTGGGCGATCCCGCGCACCTAACCATCAAAGAGTTACGTGCTGCCATCGTCAAAGCCACCGGGGAGGCCGCATGAACTGGACGGATTTACAAATTATCGACATGTACTATGAGGACGGCATGAAAGAGCAGGAGATCGCCGAGTCGCTCGGGATATCTTTGTTGATGGTGCATGAGGTGATTGCAGCATTCGAGGAATCGGAGGACGAGCAATCATGACGCTACTGAAACACGATAAGCGGACGGCCGATCTACTTGGTGCCATCAAGGAGTTACTCGCCATGCCCGACTACAGCGACAGCAACGAGCGGCCACTGGCCGATATCATTCGCATTCGTCGTGTGGCGGTTAGCCGCGCGCGTCGATTAGTTGAACAGTATGAGGAGGAACCATGCCAAGGTGGGAGGGACGCGAGTCCACTCTGAAGCCTGGCACACTTCCACCAAAACCGAGGGATGCAGAAAAGCAGTTTTTCAAAACCGTTTTTAAGCTGTTCGGCTACTGGCTCATCCATAAGATTTTGGGCGGGTAGTTGACAGGCCAAAGGATGAGCGTATTTTAGAAAGTCCACCACCCATTGGTGGCATATACAGGAGAAAGTCAAAATGTCCGAGTTAGTAAGTAACAGGCCGGCGATCGCTCCCGCAGCGTTCCGGTTTTTGGATTCTTTGAGAGAAGACGGCCACGTGAACATGTTCGGCGCGGCTCCGATGCTCGCCGATGCTTTCATGCTCTCGAAGCATGAGGCGCGTACCGTTCTCGAAGCGTGGATGCGATCCAAGCAGGAGGCGAAATAACATGACAGTGAGCAAAGACGTGACCGAGCTGTTGTCCCGACTCACCCAGAGTGAGCAGCACGACCTACTCGAGAGTTTGCGCGCGCGTTACGCGCAGGAGCGTCAAGCGTTCTGGCAGTTGATCGAAGGCTACAAGCCGACCAAGGAGGACAAATAAAATGGCGACGTTAATGGATGCCTCGCGGCAGTGGGCAACACGTCCACCAGAAGAGCGGTTTACGTCATTACCGGCCATGCGCGCCATGCTCGAACAGGTGCGCGAGTTGTCGCATGCCTCGGTTGTGAGCTCTCGCAGTCTCACGGCCGTACCTGTCAACGATGAGCGCGGATACTCTCGCGGAATCCTGATTCAGGATTCCAACGGCAGGACGGCAGCTCCGTCAAATTGGGCGTTCGGCCAGTTGGCGAGCCTGTCGGGAGCACCGGCTAGTTATCTGCGGACGTTACCGGCTCCGCTTGTTGCCGATTGCCTCAATTATGGTTTGAAGGTTGAGCGAGATGCGGCCGATGTTGGGATGCTGTACACAGGCGAAAACCAGAAAGCCCTCGAAGTCCGCGCGGCCACTGGTGCGCGATATGGTCGCATCTGGAACTCGGATGTAGTGCGCGCCCTCGAGGATCGGTTCGGGGATGGCGTGACGGGTGACTTTCGAGTGCCGGGAGAATTTGGAAAAGGCCTTGCAGAAGTCACGCGAGACAACACGACATTGTTTGCGAGCGATCGCGATATGTTCGTGTTCCTTGCCGATGAGCAGAATCGAATCGAGTTACCTAACAGGCGTGACGGCAAAACGGGCGCGCTCGCGCGTGGGTTCTTTGTCACAAATTCGGAAGTCGGCGCGGGTGCTCTGAAAATCAAAACATTCTTATTCGATTACGTTTGCAAAAATCGGATTGTCTGGGGCGCGCATGAGCTCGAAAGCATTTCGATTCGCCACACTGCAAGCGCACCGGATCGATTCATTGAAGAGGCTGCACCGGCTCTGCTCGAGTACTCGCGCGCGAGCTCGTCGAACATCACAACAGTGCTGCGATCTGCACAGTCGTCGAAGCTGGATAAGGTCGAGCAGTTTTTGGCGGGTCGGTTCGGGGCTCGTATCGGCGAGCGTATCGCGGCGGTACATCTTGAAGAGGAGGGACGGCCAATCGAATCGGTGTTCGATGCGGTGACTGGTGCGACAGCCTATGCGCGCTCGATTCCGTGGACGGCCGAGCGTGTCCAGTTTGAAGAGACGGCGGGAGCTCTGCTCGATGTAGTTTGACCAGGCATCGAGGCGTTCGAAGAAAAGAGGGGGCGGGGCTGTTGTCTCGCCCTTTCTTTTTGCTATGATCGGCGGCGGGGCGACTTGCCCCTAGAAAGATAGAAAGAGGTTCAAAATGTCGAACATTTTCGAATTGCCCTATTTTCAAGCCGTTTTCGCCGATCCGGATCGTCGGGAGGCACTTGCGCAGCGGATCGCTGATCGGCTCGTTAATCCGTTGAACACTCTCGGCGGCTACCGTCAATTCCGGCAGCGCATGCAGTGGTTCGCCGGGTTGTGTGAGGCGGCGCGCCGTTGTGATGACGCGACCCCGTGGTCTCTCGTCTCGCAGGTGGCAAGGCTTACCGCTGATGAGGACGTGTTTTCGCCGTCTCTCGAGTGGCATCTGGCGTCTCTCGATTACGTGGTCAGTGATCGAGAGTCGTCGCGCCTGTTCCATCGTTGGGAGTTCGTCGAGGACGATCGTAGTTATGCGGTCGATCGCCTGTCCGAGTGGGGCTCCTTCTCTGGGTGCGAGTGCTGCGGCGAGTCGTTCCCGATAGGTGATCTCGCGGACGCGTACGGCGGCGAGCTCGTCTGTGAATCATGCCGGGACGACAGCTACACGTGGTCGGAGTATCACGACGCATGGGTGCACTGTGACAGCAGCCGACCCGCTATCGATCAGGACGGGAGCCGCTGCCTGATTCATCAGGATGCGGACGACTTCGAGTATGACGAGGATCGCGAGATGTACATCCACGTCGATTACATCCGAGAGCGTCGAGTTATTCAGGGCTACCATTCTTCCAAAGGTGCGTTCGAGTTTCGAGCGGATGACTGGTGTCGGCAGTTCAATCGATACATGGGCGTCGAGCTCGAAGTCGAGGGTTACAGTCGCGATCCAGAAGAGGCGGCGCGCGCCATCCATCAGTCAGTGAATGATGGCGTGTTCGGTCGTCATGTGTTCTTCGAGCGCGACGGCAGTCTGTCGAGCGGGTTCGAGATGATCACCCATCCGCAGAGTCTCCCGGCTCATCGAGAGCTCTTTACGTTCCTTCGCGATCCTGCTCTGGTTCGAGGTCTGCGCAGCCATCGAACGACGACGTGCGGCCTACATGTTCACGTGAGCCGATCCGGTCTCTCGAATCTCACGATCGCGCGCGCGGTCACGTTTGTGAACGATCCGGGGAATGATGCTTTCATTACTGCGATCGCCCGGCGGTATTCCACGTCGTTCTGCAAGGTCGTCGAGAAGGATGTCGAGACTGCTCACCTCTCGGCTGATCGGTATGAGGCGATCAATCTAACGGGGCGCGAGACGATCGAGTTTCGGATCTTTCGCGGTTCGTTGAAATATGAGGCTGTGATCTCGGCCATCGAGTTCTCGCATGCCATCCTCGAATACTGCGCGCGACCGGAGACGAGCTCGAGCGCGCTCAATGCTCACGCGTTCTTGGCCTACTGTGCGACTCACCTCGAAGCGGAGACGCGCGTCATGCGCGCCTATGTTGCCGATCGCACTGCGGGTCTCTTTCAACACTCGGAAGCGGCCTGACGGCCTCGGAGGTTTTCATCATGTGTTTATTAGTTCATCAGCCATCGAGCACCACGTTCTCGGATGAGTTCTTGGCGGACGTCTACTCGGGCAATCGAGACGGCATCGGCGTTATGTATTCGAGCGGCGGCCAGCTGGTCGTCGTCAAGGCTCTGCCGGCCTCGGTCGATCAGTTCATCGCGTTCTATCGTGAGCACATCGAGGGGCGCGAGTCTGTATGGCACGCGCGTATGCAGACTCATGGCGATATCGATCTCGAGAATTGTCATCCGTACGGCGTCACGTCTCGCGTTGCGCTCGCACATAACGGGATTCTCTCGACTGGTAATGCGTGGGACAAATCAAAGTCGGACACGTGGCACTTCATCCGAAACGTGATTCGCCCGGCCGTCGAGGCTGACGAGTCGATCGTGCTCGATCCGACTTGGCAATCGTTCGTCGGTAGCCTGATCGGAAGCTCGAACAAGTTCGGGATGATGACAGCGAGCGGGTCGGCGGTGATCATCAATCGCGCGGCCGGTGTCGAGTTCCGTGGTGCGTGGTTGTCGAACACGTATGCGTGGAGTGCGCAGAAGTTCGGAGTCGGCGCGCGCTCGGTGAGCACTCGCTACACGTCGAGCCGCATCTGGTCGGGCTACACGTGGGACGACGACGATCTGGAGCCGTACGTTTCGAGCTCGCGGTCGCGCTCGATGCCGTCGGGCGAGTCGCTGCCTCGTATCACGCGCGCGGCGCGCAATTCGTACATCCGGGGAACACTCACCCAGTGGGTGCTCGATGCTCCGTCGAAGGCTGCCGCGCTCATCAATGCAATCGAGGACGACAACACTGGCGCGAGCGGCGAGCTCGCGTGGAAGGATCCGGAGCTCGTCGTCGAGACGATTGCGGATTGGTTCGAGGGCGAGGGCATCGAGCCGCCATCGAGCTCGAGCGTCTATCTGCGCGATCCGTGGGTGACTGACTGATCGATCGCGAGCTCATCGAGCGAGAGAGGGCGCCCATGTGGCGCCCTTTCTTTTGGGCGATCGGGTGCTCGTTGTCGAGTTGAGAGTTGACCAGGTATGTCTCGTTGGAGCGAGTTGGTATGTGATCTCGAGCTCGCCCTGGTGGTGTGCGATCTCGAGCGGGAGCGTCGGTCTCGAGCTCGCCCTTCTGGGCTGGTCTCCGGTCAAGCTTGGCGCGAGGGGGTCGCGCCCTGCTCCGTGGTTCGTGCTGCTTTGTATGTGATCCGGGATCCTCGATCCTCGGGTCGTGATCCGTGAGCTGTTGCGCGTGCTTCTCGATCTGCGGATCTCGGATCTGCGGATCTCGGATCTGCGGATCTCGGATCTGCGGATCTCGGATCGGTGATCTGTTGTCGTCGTCGAGCGTCGGTGTTCGTGATCCGTGGCGCGCGATCCTCCAGCTGGCGCGCGTCGGCCTCGATGCGCGATCGATCGGCCGCGATCCGGTGCTCGATGTTCGTGATCCGCGAGCCGTGGCGCGCGGGACGTGTATGTTTCTCCCTGCCCTGGTGGTGAATTCTTTGAGGGTGGCGGCTCAAAAAAATGGCCGGCTTCGTAAAGGCAGGGGCAAATGCCCGATTTCACACATCCGATGTGCTGCAAAATAGTTTTATTGTCTAGGCGGGGGAGGGGTACCCCCGGTAGAAAAAAGGGCCCCGGTTGATCAACTTGTCAACTCGTGCAAAAATTTTGCGCATATGAAAAGCAATTTGACCCTATGAGCGCGGTCCCCCAGGAAATCGAAATCGAGCGTGCCAAGCTGGAATACCGGTTCATGCTCCTTGAGACGCAAGACAAGGCCCGTGCTAACTTCATCGACTTCGTGCGCTACGTCTGGCCGGCCGCGATCCTTGGTGAACACCACAAGCGCATGGCTTCTGCGTTCGATCGCATTGCCAATGGGACCTTGAAGCGCCTGATCGTGAACATGCCTCCTCGTCACACGAAGTCGGAGTTCGCCTCGTACCTGCTCCCGGCGTACCTCATGGGCCGTGATCCGCGAACCCAGGCCCTTGAAGCGACCCACACCGCAGAGTTAGCCGTCAAATTCGGTCGTAAGGTGCGTGATCTGATGGACTCGGACCGGTACAAGGAGCTGTTCCCTGAGGTGCAGTTGAAGCAGGACAGCAAGGCTGCTGGCCGGTGGGACACGAACCACGGCGGGAGTTACTTTGCGGTCGGTGTCGGCGGTGCGGTGACGGGGCGCGGTGCGGATATTTTGATTATTGACGACCCGCATTCGGAGCAGGATGCCTTATCGGATCTCGCTTTGGAGAACGCGTGGGACTGGTACCAGGGCGGTCCGCGTACTCGTTTGCAGCCGGGCGGTGCGATTGTGCTCGTGATGACCCGTTGGGGGACCAAGGACCTGACGGCGCGGTTACTCAAAGCGCAATCCAGTCGCGGGGCGGATCGGTGGGAGGTGATTGAGTTCCCGGCGATCCTGCCTAGCGGAAAGCCCCTATGGCCGGAGTTCTGGAAGCTCGAAGAGTTGGAGGCTGTTAAGGCGTCGTTGTCGGTACAGAAGTGGAACGCCATGTACCAGCAGCAGCCGACGAACGACGAGGGTGCAATCCTCAAGCGTGAGTGGTGGCGCGTGTGGCAGTACGACGAACCGCCGATCGTGAACTACATCATCCAGAGCTATGACACGGCGTACAGCAAAAAGGAGACGGCCGACTTCTCGGTGATCACGACCTGGGGTGTGTTTTACCCGGACCAAGACTCAGGGCCAAACATCATCCTGCTAGACGTCAAGCGTGGGCGGTGGGACTTTCCGGAGCTCAAGCGCATTGCCAAAGACGAGTACAAGCACTGGAACCCCGACAACGTGCTGATCGAGGCGAAGGCGACCGGTGTGACGTTGCAGCAGGAGCTGCGGCGGCTTGGCATTCCGGTGACCATGTACACACCGGGTGGACGTAGGTCAGGTACGGATAAGGTCAGTCGCGCGAACGCGGTAGCGCCGGTGTTCGAAGCGGGGCTCGTGTGGGCACCGGATACGGATTGGGCGGAAGAGCTTGTCGAAGAGTGCGCGGCGTTTCCGAACGGCGATAACGACGACATGGTGGACTCGACGACGCAGGCGATCATGCGTTTCCGTCAAGGCAATTTCGTCAACTTGCAGACTGACGAAGTAGGAGAGCCGTCAAATCGAGCGCTTGCCCCTGAATACTATTGAAGCCTAGAATGTCAAGGCATACACCCTTCAGGGGGCCTTGATGGCAACGAACTTCCCGTATTCGAGCAGCGACATGCTCGGAGAGTTTTACGATCCTCGATCCGCCGAGTCCCCCGAAACGGCAGCGGAGCTGCTTGCTCAATTGGCGCAGACCCCTGTTCAGCCGGAGGTGTCGACGCCGACGTCGCTCGAAGAACTGCTCGCGGCCCAAGGGCCAACACGGGGGCTTAACGAACCACCGCCCGTGAGCCAAGCGCCAGCATTCACGTTGCCTGAAGGCGTGACGCAAGCGGATCTCGACGCGATCGCCGCGCAGTTCCGTGATGCGGGATACAAGGACCAGCCGGCGATCAACTTCACGGGCGATCCCGCCAATCCGTTCTTCGACATGCGCTTGCCGGACGGCAAGGTGAATCCGGTATTTTTCGACCAGAACTTTGACTTCACGAGCATCCCGAACGTCGGCTCTCCGGTGGATCAGATCTGCCCGGCAGGCGAGGTGTTCGATCCGATCCGTGGCATTTGCGTAAACCCTGAGACGACGCGTCCGGCAACGCCGACCTGTCCTCCG